CCGCAGGAAACCCGAACACACCTGTCGACACGTTGGTTGAGCTTGCCAAGGATAGCTATTGTTATGTCCGCAGAAGTGCCGCAGGAAACCCGAACACACCTGTCGGCACGTTGGTTGAGCTTGCCAAGGATAGCGATTGTGATGTCCGCAGTAGTGCCGCAGGAAACCCGAACACACCTGTCGGCACGTTGGTTGAGCTTGCCAAGGATAGCTATTGTTATGTCCGCAGAAGTGCCGCAGGAAACCCGAATACTCCTGTCGACACGTTGGTTGAGCTTGCCAAGGATAGCGATTGTTATGTCCGCAGAAGTGCCGCAGGAAACCCGAATACACCTGTCGGCACGTTGGTTGAGCTTGCCAAGGATAGCGATTGTGATGTCCGCAGAAGTGCCGCAGGAAACCCGAACACACCTGGATATAAACCAATAGAAGATGAATTTATCGTATCCGAAACATACGTGGCAATCAAAGGAACAAACCACATCTGGTATAAACACAACTATCCCAATGTCGATCCATTCTATACTTGTGGGTGTTTTTGTGGTTCCCGTAAGATGTTGCTTTCACGCATTTATTCCATAGACCAAAGTGAGGATCCTGCTATAAGAATGAGGATATTGATGGCATTGGACAAAAAGTTCAAGGAGGTTTTTGGAAGATAAATTCAAAAACCACCAGTCCGGATAGTACGAGTATTCCCCGAGGCCGTTCGTCCACATGGAAGGATATTGCCATACGGTAAAGAAACCGGTTCGATTCCGGCACGGCCTCCGCTATAGTTATACTTATTTGGTTAGGATTAGGTATTAGTTAAAACAACGCCCTTCCGGTCTGTGAGGATAGGACGGGCAAACGGTACCGTGGCGGAATTGGTAGACGCACGATGAGTACTGGAGCTTTACCCAGCCGGAAGGGTTACTCAAAGCAGAAAGCTCATGCAGGTTCAAGTCCTGCCGGTATCACAAACTAAAATTATAATTTAATGAATGAAATACTAACAGGTAAGATTTGCCCTTATTGTGGCAAGCCTACCGAATACGTTGACAGTTCCATCATTTACGGACGTTCCTACGGTATGATTTACCTATGCCGTGATTGCAAGGCATACGTTGGTGTCCACAAGGGCACGGACCAAGCATTAGGACGTCTGGCAAATGCGGAACTTAGGGAAGCCAAGAAAGAAGCCCACTTCTATTTTGACCAGATAGCGAAGACAAACCTTATAAACAAGATTTGGAAGAAGCATATCCCGAATACATCGAACAGAAACAAAGCCTACCTATGGCTATCCAATCAACTGGACGTACCACGTGAACTTTGTCACATAGGGATGTTTGATGTGGAGAATTGTAAGCAAGTTGTTGAACTGTGTAAACCAATAATAGAAAGATATGGAAAATAAAGCAGTAGCATTTATAAAATCAAACGAATGGTTTAAGTCCGCTATGGTAGGGCATGGCACACATAACGGTTATGTGGCTGTTCCTCCAGGTAACAAATATCATAGAATGTCTTATTTTGATATTGATGATATAAGTGTACATGGAGGCATCACATTTTCAGAACCGGTAATGAGCGGTGAAGAATCTATCGGAAGCAAAAGGAAAATTAATCCCAAGTATGTCGGAAAAAGAAATCCTATATTGGATGATGCGGAATTTATCACCGACAATACAGAAATAGGTGATGATTGGTGGATATTCGGTTTCGACACTTTCCACTATGGAGACAATGAATATAACTGGGGTAAGCAAGCCGTTATACAAGAAACAATGAATTTAATGAAACAGCTATGCCATACTACATAAAGCGTAAACCTAAGAAAAAAGAAAAGCCCTTGCCTTTATTCGACAAGGCGGGCATCAAGATAAAGAAGAAGCCGGATTTGGTAGCCAAACTCGACAAAGTCTTCAGCCGCTATATCCGGCTTCGTGATGCAATGCCAAACGGATATTTCCGTTGCATCTCGTGTGGTCAGATAAAGCCATACGAGCAGGCTGATTGTGGCCATTACATAAACAGGCAGCACATGATTACCCGGTTCAATGAAATGAACTGCAACGCCCAATGCCGTAAGTGCAACCGCTTCATGGAGGGTAACATGCAGGGATACCGTCAAGGACTTATTGCCAAATATGGCGAAAATCGCGTCCTTATACTGGAATCCATGAAAAACCAAATGCGCAAGTATGCTGATTTTGAATTAACCGAACTCACCAAGTATTACAAGGCTTTGGGAGATAAACTAAGTAAGGAGAAAGGAATATGAAAGATTTAGGATATTTCAAAGGAGAGAAATGTAATAGGAACGGATGTAATGGAATCATTGACGAGCATGAGAAAGAAGGAGAATGCACCTGCCACATTAATCCTCCTTGCTCCTATTGTACCACACAAACTTCATATTGCCCAAAGTGTGGCTGGAGTGCATCAGAAGAAGAATACGAATATCATCTGAATAGGAAACAAGAACCGTTTGTGTATAAGCATAAAACAGAGGAAGAACGCTTTAATGAACTTAAAGATGGTGAATTTGGCTATATCTATGTAGCAAGTGGTAGCAGCATTATTTGCAGAATAAGAGGAAAGCATCCTAACATGAAGCCAAAAGAAATTTACGAGAGACTTCATTTACGTGAAAACCCTGAAATGCCAAGAATGAAAAAATTTACCGATACGGAATTTGAACTGACCTATTTCAACGATTAATATGTACAAGCTACGTGATTATCAACAGAAAGCCAGTGATGCAGCAGTCAGTTTCTTTGCCAACAAAGCGAAGAAGAACAATGCCATCATGGTGCTGCCCACCGGCGCGGGAAAATCGCTTGTGATTGCCGACATAGCCGCAAGGCTCAACGGACATACGCTGGTGTTCCAGCCCTCAAAGGAGATTTTGGAACAAAACTACCTGAAGATATGTTCGTATGGCGTACTCGATTGCTCTATCTATTCAGCATCGTTCGGCAGGAAGGAGATTTCAAGAATAACTTTTGCCACCATAGGCAGTGTGATTAATCATCCTGAACTTTTTCAGCACTTTCAGAATATAATCATAGATGAATGCCATTTGGTGAATCCCAAAGAAGGGATGTACAAATCATTCCTTTCGATTCTGAAATGCAAAGTACTTGGTTTGACCGCTACACCATATAGACTTTCTTCAAGCCGTGATTACGGCTCTATGTTGAAATTCATCACCCGTACACGTCCATGTATCTTTTCGGAAGTCATTTATCAGGTACAAATATCTACCCTGCTTGATATGGGCTATCTGGCGAAACTGGACTACTACGCCATGAATCCTATCGGATGGAACGAACTCAACCTGAAAGTGAACACCTCCGGCGCCGACTATACCGATAAATCGGTAATCAGAGAATATGAACGGATAGATTTTTACGGTTTTCTTGTCCATATTGTCCAAAGGCTTATGAATCCGAAGAGTGGAGTAAGGCGCAAAGGTATATTGGTATTCACCCGTTTCCTGAAAGAAGCCGAACGGCTCACATGGTCTATCCCCGGCACGGCCATCGTTTCTGGCGAAACACCGAAAAAAGAACGTGAAAGGGTTCTCGAAGCGTTCAAGGCCGGCGAAATACCTGTCGTGGCCAATGTGGGCGTATTGACCACCGGATTTGACTATCCAGAACTTGATACTATTGTAATGGCAAGACCTACGATGTCTTTAGCCCTATGGTATCAAATAGTCGGTCGTGCCATCCGTCCCCACCCAAATAAAGAAGCAGGATGGGTTGTTGACCTCTGCGGAAATATTAAGCGTTTCGGCGAAGTCAAGGATTTACGCTTGGTAGATGGTGGTAATGGTAAATGGGCTGTGTATTCCAATAACAGACAATTAACCAATGTAAGATTCTAATATGTTATTAAATATGAACAAACATGGCACGAATACGCACTATCAAACCTAAATTTTGGGATGATACAAAAATAGGTCGTATAAGCAGGGATGCAAGGCTTCTGTACATGGGGTTATGGAGTTTTTCTGATGATATAGGCGTGGTGATAGGTGATACCATCTGGCTGAAATCAAAAATATTTCCGTATGACCAAATCCAAGTGCAACAGTTTGAAAAATGGATGAACGAGCTTGTGACAAATGGATTTATATGTCTGCTTTCTTATAAGGAAGAAAGATTCATATATCTGCCTAATTTCACTCGGCATCAAGTAATCAACAAGCCGAATCACGAGGATTTGAACATACCTAAACTATTGATTGATAGCAATAAAGATGATATTCACGTATTAATCACGGAACAATCACGGAACAATACCGTACCATTCACGGAACAATCAGTGCTTATAATAGGAAGAGGAAAAGGAGAGGAAGATATACCCCCTGAAGTCCCCCAAGGGGACGACGGACATTCTTTACCCCATGAAGAGAGGATTGACTATAACGCCCTTATGGCAACATTCAATAAAATGTTTGAGGGGAAATTGCCTAAAGTGACTTCCATGACCGACAAAAGGAAGAAAGCAGTAAAAGCAAGAGCGTCAGAACACGGAAAAAATGCAATAATGACCGTATTTCAAAACGTACTTCAATCAGCCTTTCTTATGGGGCATAACGATAAGAACTGGTCGTGTGACTTTGATTGGATATTCAGACCGACAAATTTCATCAAAATTTTAGAAGGAAATTACAATGGAAACAGGACTAACCAAAATGAACGAGATAGCCAGCAGCGAAAACTTAATTCGGCTGTTGCAGTCGCAACAAGAGTGCAGGAAGCTGCCGCAAAAAAGCGAGCTGAACTGCAAGCAGAGGGCATTATTGATTAAATACCCTACTCCCGAAATTTTTATGATGGATTACAATCAGGATTTGCAAGGAAAGTTGTTGTTAGTCGGAGCTACACACGCAGGACTGGCTATAAATCATAATATCCCCTCATTGGGACTACTTTCTTCCACTTATGGTGACGAAACACCTGTTGAATGGTTGGTTATACAATTCGGAAGTCTTAACGATTTTGCAGAGGTGAAATCAAAAATCAGCAACGGTCAGATTTACGAACTTGCAAATCTGGTACTTTCCGAATACTACTACCTTAACTCCGCTGAAATACTGTTCTTTATCGGTCGGTTTAAAATGGGATATTACGGCACGTTCTACGGAACGATTGACCCGATGAAAATAACCAACGCCTTGATGCAATATGTTCGTGAAAGACGGCAAGACATGGATCGCTATGAAAGGGAACAGTACAGAGTCCAACGGGAAAGGGAGATTCAGGAGCGTGGGAACAATCGTATTTCCTATGTAGAATACTTGGAACTGAAAAAGCGTGCCTCCATGGGCGACAAAGAAGCCCTCAGACAACTCACTCCACCATGAAACTGACTATTTACTGGGTAACGAAAGACGAATCCATACGCGCCCGCATCAGGAAGCGTTTCGGCATCCCTTGGGGCATGACCGTCAACAAGGAAACGCAGGTCGAAATACGGGATGAGGATATGGAATTGCTCCGCGAGGTGGAACGGAGGGGATTCATACAAATCAGGTTCAAAAAATCGTTTTAACATGAACTATTCAGAAAACCAATGGACACCTGCGGAACTGGAGTTCCTTCAGGCGCATTACGGTACCATGCCGGTACGCGAGATTTCCGCATGGCTGTCCAAGCACACGTTGCAAGGGATATACCAAAAGGCAAGCTCGATCGGTCTTAAACGCCGTACTCCCCCGCCAAAGAAAAGGAATCCAGCCAACCGGAAACCGGAGAAGGCCGTCAAGCGGGATGAAACGTTGCACGAACCACGGGAGAAAGAAAAGCCCAGTTACTATGGCCCCTATGACCCCTCTTGCCATTGCAACGAATGCGTGCATTATTCCGCAGGGGAGTACAAATGCCGCTGTTGGCACGTGAAAGGCCGCCACGGGGATTACAAGGAAGTCCGCCCGAAGGATGCCTCATGCCGTTATTTCATCCCCCTCACCGCATCCACGTCAAGCGGTGAAAGCTATTAGCCCAAGCATCCGCTTATTATCCAAAATCCCCAAAAAAACATTATTTTGACATGCAACAAGGAACAGACAACTTAAATACACTGACCAACATCGTGTACGTACTGACCGATGTATTGGAAACCAACCTCATGGATATGCAGGAAGCATTCAAGAAGCAAGGTTGCGCCCTGCGTCACGATGTGAAGCGGAATTATAACACCGCCATTCATGCCATCAGGTGCATAAAACGGGATATTGCCCATTTGGAATCTTCAACCCAGGAAAATTTCGGGCATGATGCCGACATTACGAATGCACTCCTTCTTACGCTGATAGACAGGTGCGGTGACGATGATGAGCTTGCATTCAGATTCTACAACTACATCAAGTCCTTTCCTTCTAAACTTGGGCTTAGGCTTGAAGTGGACGATGCTTTTGATTTTTTAGACGAAAAACAGAAACAGTGATGGAAAAGAAATTTGAATTAACAGACAACTTTGTGATAAATGCCCTTGGAATCAAACTGTTCCAAATCAAGTGTACCAAAGCCTTCAAAAATGCTAATGAGGGTGATTTAGGTGGGTATGTGGAAAAAGAAGAGAACCTTTCTCAGTCCGGCGATGCTTGGGTGTACGGCGATGCTTGGGTGTACGGCAATGCTCAGGTGTACGGCAATGCTCAGGTGTCCGGCGATGCTCGGGTGTCCGGCAATGCTCAGGTGTACGGCAATGCTCAGGTGTACGGCGATGCTCGGGTGTCCGGCGATGCTTGGGTGTCCGGCGATGCTCGGGTTGAGAATGACCATATGCATTGTGGCTTTGATTGTTTCGGTTCATGCAACCGACATACGCATGCTTATATGACAAATGAAAATAAAGTCGAAATAAGGTGTGGCTGTTTCCGTGGGAGCATCGAAGAGTTTGAAAGGAAAGTGAAAGAGACACATGCCGGTACAATCTATGAAAAGCAATATAAAGCCATCATCAATCTGATTAAGATTAAGTTTGGAATCGATGGATAGGCACTTGACACATGCAAGTTTATTTAGTGGAATTGGTGGTTTTGATTATGCTGCCGCCTTATTGGGATGGATTAATATTTTTGATTGCGAAATAGATGCTTTTTGCCGTAAGGTTTTAGAGTATCATTTCCCTAATAGTGTGCATTATGGAGATATTACAAAACAAATATTTAAGGAATGGCGGGGGAAAATCGATGTGCTTCCGGAGGATTCCCTTGCCAGCCTTTCAGCTTGGCCGGACAAAGAAAAGGAGCGGATGATAACCGTTACCTCTGGCCTCAAATGCTCCGGGTTATACGGGAAATCCGGCCAACTTGGGTCGTTGGTGAGAATGTTGCTGGAATCCTCACGATGGTACAGCCCGGTGCGGAGGTTGAAGTGGGAGGTCAGGCCTCTCTATTCGGAGAGGATTACCGAAAAAGAGTATTGCACCGACAAGAATATGTTATCGAAACCATTTGTCGAGACCTTGAACGTGAAGGATACGCCGTCCAACCGTTACTTATTCCGGCTTGTGCCGTCGGAGCGCCGCACAGAAGGGATAGAATTTGGTTTATTGCCCACCGTACAAACGCAGGGACTGAAACGATGCAATTCACAGGGGAAAACGGAATTTATGCCGTTGGAACTTCTTCCCACACCGATGGCGACCGATATACATCATGCGGAACGAGTTGCAGAATTGAAAAAGAGAGGCGCGAAAGGGCTGCGATGTCGGGACAAAGGGGAGGCCGGTGCGAACGGTTTAACGGATTGGATGGATTTTCACGGGATGTTACCGACACCAACAGCAAGGGATTACAAGGGGAGCGCATCTATGGAAAGCATTCAGAGACGAAAAAGGAATCATTTAACAAACAATCTTTCGGATGTATACGCACAACGTGGCAAAACTTCCCAACTCAATCCCCGATTTGTATCGGAGATGATGGGATTTCCGGTAGATTGGACGGTATTACCTTTTCTAAATGGAGGCAAGAATCCGTGAAAGCCTACGGAAACGCAATAGTTCCGCAGGTAGCCTATGAGATATTTAAAGCAATAGAATTATGCCAATAAGTGAAGTATATAACACGGACTGCATGGAATACATGAAATCTATTCCTGACAAGTTCTTTGACCTGGCCATCGTTGATCCTCCTTATGGGATTAATGCCCCGAATATGAATATGGGTACCAACATGAACCGTAAACATGGAGGTTATAATGGTGAAAGCGTTGCGCAGGGATTGAAGAAGGGACGTTTGAATAGGGGTGCCGGAAAGTTAAAAAGCCGGGCATTAAACATGATGTCATGTGATTGGGATTTTTCTCCCCCTTCCAAAGAGTATTTTGACGAATTGTTCAGGGTCAGCCGGAACCAGATAATATGGGGAGGCAATTACTTCAATTTACCACCGAGCCGTGGAATTGTCTGTTGGGATAAGATGCAACCGTGGGAAAACTTCTCCCAAGTTGAATTGGCATGGACATCTTTCGATTGTCCGGCTTCCCTCATCCGTCTATCCAATACCGGTGGAGCTAACAAAGAAACAAAGATTCATCCTACACAGAAGCCAGTTGCATTATATCACTTCTTGCTGAAAAAGTTCGTTCGTTCCGGTAATAGGCTCCTTGACACTCATTTGGGTAGCGGGAGCAGCCGGATAGCCGCTTACAAAATGGGCTTTGATTTTTGGGGAACCGAGATAGACAAAGAATATTTCGATGCGCAGGAAAAACGCTTTCGGGAAGAGTGTTTGGGCGAAGTGAGACTGAAAAACGGCAATGTATATAAACAAAAAGAATTGTTTGAATTATGAATTTAGATAAAAAGATAGACTATTCCATTGCCTTGTTGCGCAAGGCTGAATCCATGGCCTTGCGTTTAGACCCCGAAAATGGATTCTATTTGGCTTTCTCCGGTGGAAAGGATAGTCAAGCCCTTTACCACATCGCGCAAATGGCCGGTGTGAAGTTTAAAGCACACATGAATCTGACCAGCGTAGACCCTCCGGAGGTCATACGTTTTGTCAGACGGCAATATCCGGACGTGGAGCTTATCAAACCTAAGATAAGCATCTACGACATAGCGAAGAAGAAAGGGATATTACCCACAAGACAGTTGCGGTGGTGCTGTTACGTTTATAAGGAACAAAACGCAGCAGGTAAAATCAATCTTGTCGGTGTACGTAAACAAGAAAGTACAAGGCGTAACAATTGGAAAGAAATGCAAATCAATGGCGGTAAAACGTTTAAAGGCAATTTCGACCAATTCAGTATTCATAATGAAACGATGATTTCCTGCATGGGAGGCGGAAAAGAAAAGATTGTTGTATCCCCTCTTCTTGATTGGACGGAACAAGATATTTGGACTTTCCTAAACACCGTTGCCAACGTACCGCATTGTGAACTTTATGACAAAGGGTATCGGCGTATCGGCTGTATTGGTTGCCCAATGACACATTACAAACAATTGTTGCGTGAATTTTCCGATTATCCCCATGTCAAGCGGAATTGGATGAAAACAATAGAGTGGCTCATGACAAACAAATGGACTGATGTAAGGTGGGATAATCCCGAACAAGCCTTCAACTGGTGGATAAGCGGAAAGTCATTTGACAAGTTCTATGCCGATGAAGTATTACAACAGAAATTTGATTTTGATTTATGAAAAGAGAAGATATTGAAAAAGCGGCGGCAATATATACCGCCCAAGCAGAGGACAGCGATTATGCAGAAGTAAGAGACGTAAAACAGGCTTTTGTCAGTGGTGCAGAATGGATGGAAAAACATTTTTCGTGGATAAGTGTAGAAGAACGTTTGCCGGAATCCAAAGAAAAAGTATTTTGGCGAAGTGAGACTGAAAAACGGCAATGTATATAAACAAAAAGAACTATTTGAATTATGAAGTACGCATTAAGAAGACAAGAAATAGCCATGTGTAGTCCGGAGTACGTGACGGAGCATATTTTGAAAAGTCTTAATTCCTATTTTGGCAAACAAGATAATAAACGTATTATTGATGATATTTCACAAGAAAAATATGTGAGCCCCTATGGGGGCTATTATTCGCTATTGAGAATAAACGACCTTGCGGATGATAATGATATGTTGGAGTTTGCTGTTATAGGTCGGCAACACGATGTATTAGAACTGTGCTTTTTAGGACGCATGAAAGGATAAAACAATGAAAATAGAAGATATTGAAAAAGCGGGAAAAATCTATATTGAGAACCTTTTAGATTACCATATAGATTATACCATAATTAATAACGAAGAAGATAATTATGAGGCAGGGAGAGAACATGCACTTTCTGAATTTGGTGCGGATATTTTCAAAGCTGGTGCAGAATGGATGAAAAAATATTTTTCGTGGGTAAGTGTAGAAGAACGTTTGCCGGAAGAAGGACAGCGTATTTTAGTAGGATTCTTGTTTTACTATAAATATTATGATAGGGAGGCACAATCACGCAGATATATAGATACATTTACATATAAAAATGGCGTGTGGGTTAGTGATAATGGGGAATCCTATCCGGGAAAGGAACTTACAAGGCGAGATATTAAAGTTATATGCTGGCAACCTATTCCTTCTTTTGATGAAATATTAGAAGCTAATAGGGATGTTTTGGAACGAATTAAGGAGAAAGGAGATTAATATGACAAAAGAACAGATTGAAAAAGCAGCGGCAATATATACCGCCCAAGCAGAGGAAAGCGATTATGCAGAAGTTAGAGATGTAAAACGTGCTTTTGCTGATGGTGCCAACTGGTACATCAACTCCGTGTGGCACGACGCAAGCGAACGACCCAAAGACAGGAACGCCCAATGCCTCGTGGAGGTAAAATCGGGAGGTAGTAGTTTTTTTCTCCTCAGTCAATTTTATCACAGCGGCGGATTCTCATTTATGGACGGAATAAATAAAATACAACCGAAACGTTGGGCATACATTGAAGATTTGTTACCAAACAAGGAAATAAAAAGTATTGAAAATGAAAAAGATAATGTTTAATGACAAATACGGCTTGACACAAGCTGTATTGGAAGGAAGAAAGACGCAGACAAGAAGAATTATATCTAAGGAATTTTTCTCATTAGTTTGGGATGAGAGGGAAGATACTTTAGTGTACGAAAACAGCGATGGGGATTTTATTGATATACGAAAATCCAAGTATTGCCATTATAAGGAGGGGAAAATCGTTGCCATTGCACGAAGCTATAAAGACATGTCTTATGGAGCTTTATGGGACGATTGTCTGGAGTTTGAAGGTGTTGAACCAACAAAACTTGCAGGTTGGAACAACAAGATGTTTGTCAGGGCAGATTATATGCTTCACCGCATCCGCATCAACAAAGTAAGAATACAGAGATTGCAAGATATATCTGATGTTGATTGTATGGCAGAGGGGATTAATTACTATGAGCAAGAAGGTTTTTCTTGGTGTTCAACAGGGGAATTATTTGATACACCCCGTGAAGCCTACGCTGCTTTGATAGACAAGATAAGCGGCAAAGGCACATGGGAAAGCAATCCTTATGTGTGGGTATATGAGTTTGAATTAGTAAAATGGATATGAAAGCAAGAATAAAATCAAACGGGCATATAGTGAATGTCCACGAAACGAGAGAACGCGTGATTAGTAAAAACGGTATCGAACGAACATATATAAGCGATGATTGCAGTGGAATTTACTATTCCCTGTCGGAACTTGAATTTTTACAAACCAATGGCGAAGACACCATCGACTGGAATCAAGTCCGCATACAGGCGGCCATAGCGGCCATGCAAAGAATACTAAGCGATGAAGATGAAGTTGGTTATGCTTGTTCCGAAGCAACATATAAAGAGAACGAGAAACATACAATACCTATAGCTGTTGCTCGATTTGCGGCTGCTTGTGCCGATGCTCTGGTGGCAGAACTAAAACAGTAAATAAAATATGAGTAAAAAGAAAGTATATATCAGTCTACCTATCACCGGGTGCGACATTGATGAAGTTGAAGCCAAGAGCATATTCGTTTCATCCGTACTGGAAAACAAAGGGTATATCCCTGTCTCTCCGCTAGATGTGTCGCCTGACCCTGATGCCACCTACGCGGAACACATGGGACGTGATATACAAGCCCTGCTGGAGTGCGATGCCGTGTACTTCTGCAAAGACTGGCAATACAGCAAAGGGTGTATGTTGGAGCACGAAGCCGCAAGGATTTATGGTAAGCAGATGCTGTTTGAAGGATATGACTTATAATTTTTTGAATGCAAATCAATTTGTTCATGGAAAAAGCAAGAATACCCTACAAAACCAGCCGGGACTATCCCCGGCTTAAACAACTCCTTGATAAAGGATACGAAATCGTATGCTTCTCTTTGAAAAGCAAAGAATGTGCGCTCGCGAAAAAGCAAACATTCTGTGACGGTCAGAACTTCGACTACAATTTTGGGTGTTTCCACATCTTCGACCATGATTTAGAGGAAGCTACATTCGAGCAACTTTGTGAACTCTACGATGTCGAATTTATTGAACCGGACAAATAAAGGAATATATGAAACTTGAAAGAAATGAATACCTCTGGTACAAAGCCAGTCTTGCAGCCCTTGGTAACGAATATCTTTCCAAAAATTGGGAAGTGAAACTCTATGCCACCTCACTCTACAATGCAATGCTGTGGGGACGGGAGACAAATGGAAAATAAAAAAGGGAGCCAGCCCGCACGACCAAGCAGGCCCCCCAACGATTATTTAGGTACAAATATACGGATTTCTAATTAAATAATCGTATCATGGAACTGGATTTTGATAAAATCAAACGCATTAGGAAAATCAGAAGCGTAAAATCGGATTTGTCCAAAGAAGAAAACATCTTAATAAAACCGATACTATCAGACAAGAAGCTTATTCCCCTAATTTATAAAACGTTCACCAATATCATTTGCAAAAAGTCCGATGAAGGCATAAGTACAGTAATGCAACGGAAAAAGTTCATCTTCATTATATTATATCTTTACTCTCCATCCTCTTTGGCAGGCGATAAGATGGCTTCCGGGTTGCGTAACGAGTTATCCAATGTATTAGGCATTCAGGCTAAAAGCACAATTTCTAATAATTGTGCGAATTTGGTCTTCCTTTATCAGAACTATATGGACTTCCGTAATGATGTGGAGTTCATCTACAATAAGATTCTGTCATGGTTGAAAATTTATGGATTGATAAAATGAACAATAGTATTGGTCATCATAAATTCCAATACAGTACCGACAGCAACCGGCAATAATCCATATACGGAATATTGTCGGTTCTGTCAATCAGCTCATCAATGTCTTCCCTTCCTCGCATCACGTTCAAGTTTTCTTCGCATCCCCCGGCTCACACCATGACGGGAAGCAATGTCATTCAATATTCTCTTCTCATCCGCAGAAAGCATACTATATACTTCCTCCCGGCTCTTGCCGCTGAACACGGCTTTCAATACCTTCATTACTTCCATGTTCTATTGAATATTAAAGTGAGCAAATATATCCAAATCCAGGAGAAAGAATTGTCATTGTATCCGTACTTCATCCGTTTTTCCCAAATCGGAAGCTTTTTCTTCTTCATGACGGTTCATTTTAAAAAGATCCATAGCCTTCTCCATTGTCGCATTCGGATTGTCATATTCCGATAAATCCAATGTTCCAATGATATATTTCTCAATAACCTTTGCCATTTCATCAAAAGTTTCTTTATCTGCGCCACTTTCTACGGCAAGACGGGCTGCTTCAATTCTTATGTTTAATTTATCCATGATTCTTTATTAAATTATTTCTGCAATGCCCGCAAAGGAATTTCTTCGCCACCGGAAACATTTTCTGGCCCACATACCCGCTAAGGTACTGCGCCTCCTCCCCAAACGGGTCAATCCCGAACGCCTGTGAGATATGTCGGCACAAATGCCCCTTCTCATGGTCCCATGAGTTCTGGAACTGCTCGGGGGTGGACGTAAGCGAAATCACCACCAGCGTCTCTCGTCCGTAAAAGTCAGAATACGTAAGCCCCGTGTCCGGATTACCCTCAGAAAGGCTCCGGGCAGCCCTTTCAAGCTGTCCACCCCGGCATCCTATCCTTTTCAACTCATGAAGAATCTCATACTTCCAGTACGTCGTCACGGCATAGTAAACCCGAACCTTCCAGTCATATTCCGGTATGTAGAAATCCTGCACTATCATAACATATCCGACCACATAATCGGTGTACCGCTTCCGATGCAATCCGCGTAAAACCTCGTGAAAGGCAACCCCTCATATCCGTCCGGATCATCAATATAATCCTTGACGAACAACGCAAGATGTGATTCGTCGGCAATCGAGCTCTTGTAATAATCCGCCTTCGCCATGTTGGCCACGTACACGCAGTCGTATCCGGCATCCTTCTCCAGTTTGATACCGTATTTCTTCAAAAGTTCCTCGACTTCATCCTTCTTCATTGCCTCCAGCTTACGTGTCTTACCTGTAGATGCGGCAGATGAAGAATCATCCGACACCCTCATTTTCGATACGGCCCACTCGCACATCTTTTTTGAGAAATGCCACCCGTACTGTGAAAGATACTCTTTCATTCCTGACGGAAGCCTGTCGTATGTATCCAATCTTTGTCCCATAACCCATTTATGATTTAGTGAAAGAGGGGCATTCCACCCCTCCCATGTTAATAAAACTCCCCGTTGGCACGTCTGCGCCGACGTTCGCCCATCTCATCCATTCGGGGATACTCAGGAAAGTAGCCCGGCATACGGCGTTCTCCCATGTCGGAATAACTTCCTCCACCGTTGTAACCGCCTTCACCACGGAACCCCATTCCTCCGTGCATCTCTCTCATGGCCTTTTCATAACCATGCCGGCAACCTTCCCTGTAAGCCTCCTCCAGTTCACTGCCGCCTCTCATTCCGAAGCCGCGTCCGTAATCGTCACGCCCCTCTTCCAAAATAGTCCACATTCCCATAATTATTTCTTGGTTTTAGATGTTTCAGTATTCAGGCCAAGCTGTTCCATAAGCTGCCGGTTCAACGCCATAAGGTCAGACATGTTCTTGCTCATGTCGGCCATCTGGCTTTTCAAGCTTGAAATCTCCTGTTCCTGCCTTTGTTTCTCCGCAAATTCAGGGTTGAGCATGGTCAGCATCTCATCGCATGCGGTTATCACATTAAGATGGTAATCCCGGCTGTTGACAATCTCGCTGCTCTTCTGTTTTATCATCGAGATTTCATTGTTCATCGCATCCCGCGAACATGAGACCACGATATTCCCGTTCTGTCCGAAGTCCGCGATGTCACCGCCTGCCGGAAGGTTCTGGAACGTCGTATTCTGCCCGTTGATACTGGCCACCACGTCCACCACCATTTCTATCTGCGGTGACGGGAAAGGCTGTGTCATGGGATATTTGGGCTTGGGAGCCGACACGCTCACCACCGAACCTATCTCCACATAATGCTTAGCTTCCTTATGAAGGATGAATAACTGATTGTTTGCCCTTAAATTCTGAAACATGATTGTTGTTGTTTAAATAGGGACACCGCAACCTGCGATGCCCCGGTTAATTACTTGTTCACTCCAGCCGGAGCCGTTCTCACGTTTGCCTGTGCCGCCGTGGCGGTCGTAGGCCTGTATCCTCCATTGACAAGGAACAACTCATTCGTGTACTTGTTATAATGGATTTCATAAATGCCCGTTCCCGCAAGGTTGGCCACCGTCACCGGCTCACCCCCGTAAGCCATAAGCGGACGGGTGTCACCGTTTGTCCCTATCAGTATGGGGAGCGTGCCCGTCGTACCGGCCGGTATCGCCTGACGGAGGTTGATGTAGAATCCCCCCACATAGTCCCTGTTACGGAACGCATGGTTGGGAAGCTCCAGCGTCACATTCTCCGTGCCCACCGTGACCGCCACCGTCGGGAGGGTGTTGAAATTCACCCTGCCCAGTGACGGGAACGGAAAGGGAAGTCCTGTAAAAAAGTTAGGCCACATAGCTACCTCCTTTCTTACCGGAATTAACCCCAGTAGTTGTTACCACATCCGCAACCGTAACCGCTACGGCCATAAGCCATGTCTCCGGCGTATGCACCGAAAGCTGCCGCACGGAAAGTTTCCGGGTTATATACCTGCAACTGCGGGTACGGTACCGCTACTGTGGGAGGCATCTTACACTTGATACCATCCACATCCCCCTGCAAAGCCTGCAAGCCTGCCGCCAAAGGCGCAATCTGCTGTCCTACGGCATTCAGGATGGTAGCGTTCTGGTTACGTTGCGAAATCTCACCCTTCAATGTGGCAATCTCCGCATCCTTGGCTGCCAAAGCCTCTTGCTGACGACGCGCCTCTGCCGCATCCATTTTGGCGACAAGCGTATTAAAACCGTCACGGTAAGCATCAGCCAAAGAGCGAGTGTTACCCTCCATAGTACGGGTGAGCGTATTCATGCTTTCGCAATTTGCCAAACGGTTCTCATATCCCTGACGTTCAATAGCAGTCTGCGTCTTGCAGCAGCAGTCGGCAATCTGAGTGAGAATAGCTTGGTTTCCGCTCTGGAA